TGAGCTAAATTTTGAGCCTCGCCAAAACCTTGTTGTAATAATTGTGCTTGTAATGCTGCCCGGTTCCTGTCGCTTGCACTTTGATACTCTGCCCTTTGAACACCTTCTCTACCACCACCAAGAACACCTTGGCCTACAGCTTGAGCAGCAATGTTAGGTATGCCTTTTGCTGCTTGAACATCAAATTCTTGTAATGTAGCATCTACAACATCTCTTTGATATGGAGACATAAATGCTTGATAAGCACTTGGTCCCGTTAATGCTCCAGCCGCAGCCTGTTGTGCAGATGCAGATTGTAAGAATGGTTGATACGCTCCCAAACCTTGTGTAGCTAATTGTTGTGCTTGAGCCTGTAAAGGATCTTGAGCAGCTACAAACTGTGGACCAAATACTTTAGAAAGATCGGCTGCCTTAAGTTGACCTGTAGCAGTTCCTAAATTTTCTAAAAATGTTTTACCTGCCGCTTCAATAAACGGTGCGGGTAATATACGTTGTGTAGTTTCTTCAGCCATTATGCTACCTTACTCTCTAAATTTTTCATTTGATCATACATTCTTTGTGCTCCCTTTTCAATGCTGCCATTACCAGCACCTCTAACAGCATCAGCCGTCATTACAAATTCATTTTTACTTAACATAGCTGGTACATCATCAGCTCTCTCTTTTATACCCACTGGCACAAAACCACCTTCATCTCTGTAATCTCTTTCCATAACACCAGCTTGATTAGTTCTCATAATACCTGTTGGCATGCCACCAGCAGCTTTTTTATTCTTTTCGTATTCTTTAAGAAGTTCCATTAGCTTTTCCATTCTATTAGCTTTTTTCTTTAGCTCATAGTTTTTAACTTCACCTCTTGCTAATCCAGGCATAGTCTCTTCTAATTCTTTTTCAGTCATAAATTTAACGCTATCTTTTAAACCAACTCTACCACCCGTGGCGTCATATTCACGAGTGTTAACATCTACAAATTCTTGTATCTCTGTCTCTTTTGCATTTGGATTTAATTTTGAAAAATATTCTCTTAGGTATCCACTTAAAGCACCCTTATCTTGTGTGATGGCTTCTACCTCTTCTTTGGACTTGCCTTGAGATAAAAGATAAGTTGCTATACCTGTTCCTATTCCAAGTTTGCTACCAGTTCCTAAACCAGCAAGTTTATCTAGAGCACCACTTAATATTCCACCTTGTCTTGCGGCTCCACTACCTGGTCCTACCATTCCAAACAAAGTAGTCCCTAGTTTAGTATTTGCTAGACCAGCAAAAGGTCCCATACCCGCTAATCCAAAACCACCAGCTAATAGTAAACCCTTACCCACAGGGGATTTAATTAGTTTTTTAACACCTTTACCTATGCTTTTTACTAAGCTTCCTAATCCATATAGTTGTCTGGGTTCCTGCATCCGTGATATTGCCATAATGTTGTCTAAATTTAAAGTTAAAGGCAGGCGTACTAATCCTGAAATATCACACTTTATTTGATTTTTTTACTATCGTCAACAGGTTTTAAGTTATCAAAAAATCTACCACAATATTGATATTCTCCTATGTGGCTTATGTAATCCATAATATAGATATAGATTTTACCACCCATATCTGACCATCTTTGACAAAAACCAAAATCTTCACCAAAATAACGTTTGGTCTCGGTGTCATGAATTGTGTCAAAAAAGTTATAAAAGTTTTGTTTTTTAACTTCTTTGCCATTTATATTAGTGGGTTGAAATATCTCTAGTTCTGGATAATGTTTTATCATCTTTTCTAGGACAGTTCTTTTAATTAGCATGCATCCAGTTGGAGCATGTGTTACCTCAACTATCCCATTATCTGACGAAATATGTTCGTGATCGTTTATTTTTATAGGGAAAGTTAAACCTGGTGCTTTTAGTTCTTCTGCCGATTTAACCTTATCTTTCTGACTCCAAACCTTATCCCAATTGAAAGACTTCATAGGATATGGACAAGAGATTACATCCTTATCTGCTTGTATCATTTTCTCTATTGTTTCAAAATTAAAATCAATGTCTGAATCTATAAATAATAAATGTGTATATCCATCTTTATGATTCAAGGTTTCGGCTACACATAAATTTCTACCTTGTGTTACAAGAGACGACTTCATTAAAGTAAAACTAACCAAGATATTTCTATTAATACAAGCCTGTTGAAACTTTAATACAGCTTGACAATAATGCATAGAAACATCGCTATGAACAGGTGTGCATACCATTATCTTGTGAGGGGACTCTCCAAGATGTATAGTTCTTACATTACCTTTCTTTTCGTGGCTCGTAAACCATATCGGCTGGTTTGGATCTTGCATCTATTACTCCTTTTAAAAATGTTGTCCATTGAATTCCAACTTTACCCCAACTATAATAAACATTAGCATAGGCTGATTGAGATTCTAAGTGGTTGTGTATTTGTTTTGTATGTATAGTTTTAGCTGCCTGCTCTATTGCGAAACCAAATTTTTGAGCTAACGCTCTGTTATTATCGTCGTAAGGAACATACATAGGGAACTCTGCACCTGTTTCATACAACGCACCAAAGTCTGTGGTTATACAATATAAACCAGCTGCCATGCACTCTAATAAAGATATACAGAACGTTTCTTCAAATATGCTGGGGTATACATACATATGATAATTTTTTAAATTATCTTTTATATATTGATTAGGTTTGTATCCTATGTAGTTTACATTCGATAAACTTTCTGCTTGTTCATAGAGTTCTTTGTAATGATGATCACTCTGATCATAAAAATCTTTTCCATATACCTCGGTTGAAGAATATACGTCTAGAGTTATTAAAGGATTCTTAACTAATTGCATGGCTCCTAGTAAAACTGATAGACCTCGCCAAGGTGTATTCTGATGAATAATTCTTATCGGATCTCCTTTTTGATAAGGTTCCGAAGGTTCTATTTTATCTATACCGTTTTTTATAACAACTGATCTATTGGTTGGAATATTAAAATGATCTCTATATTTTTCATAAGTCCAATGAGAATTAAATACATACCAATCATACTTACTATGATTTGCAGGGTTGCTAAACCAAGGTGCTAAATTAGGTTGATCATAAGAATTTTTTTGCCAAAGAATATTTGGTTTAGTTGGATGCAAAGGTATTTTTTCTGGGACCGAAGTGCATATCTGCACTTGATCTAATAAATTTTTATCTACGTGTTTTTTTAGATACTCGAATTGTAGTTCTGTTCCACCCTTAGGGTTTTGGTTTCTTATCTTCATTCATTACTTTCTGAAATACTTCTAAACCTTTATTAGTAACTTGCACGGTAACGTCTTCAACAATATTAGGTCCTTCCATTTTCTCAGAAGAAGTCTCACCTGTTTTTGTGTTCCTGTAAGTAGTTATCGTTGTACAGTCTATCTTTATAGTATTATCCGTTTTCATTCTCTCTGTTTATTAAAGCATAACTTATGGCACCTTGTATTGTATTACTGCCTGTTGCTGCTTGCACTGTTATAGCATCACCTGCTTCTAAATTCAAGCTTTGAGGTGTGGCATTTACTTGTGATTTAGCTGCTATCTCATCTCTAAAAAATTCATATTCAGTGCTGGAATCAGATGAATCAACTAAATTCATATTTACTAAAATACCTGATGATGCATCATTGTTTGCACAATATATACTTTTAACTATGATTGCCGCATCACTAGGACAAGTAAGCACTGTAGCTTTATTTACATCAGCTTGTTTAAAACCTTGGTTTTTGTATTGTATTGTCATGACATGAAATAATTAAAAGCATCTTGTTCGTTTTTTAAATCTTGTTGAAAAGAAAAATTAAGTTGTTGTTTCATGGTGGTTAAAGATTCTATAATTTGTCTTTGATTATCTACTTCATATTCTGGTTTAGGTTCAGGTATGTAATTAGTTATCTTAGCCATTATACAGGAGCTTCATTTATTCTTTCAAAACCAGAAAAGGCTTCTCTAATACCACCGCCACCTGGCGTGCCTCCTTTATCTTTTCCCCCTGGTCCTGGAGTCTTTCCTCCAGCGCCTGTTGGAATACCTTTTTTAGGTTTTTTAGGAGTTAGGTCGGTAGGAAATTCTCCTCCACCTCCAAACTCTTCTGTAATTTGTGAGCCTTGATCAATTAAATTTTGTCTTGCTTGTGTTATTAAATTAGTAGGATTTTTTTTATTTCTTAATAGACTAGCTAAGTTTGTATAACCTCCTTGTATTTTACCAAGTGGGTACTCCGCACCAATTTGTTTTGGATCAAGAAAATTAGATAATAAATTAAAAATTCCTACAGGAGCATCAGTAAACATTCCGTCTACATTTTTACCTTCTTCGGTTTGATACGCCCCTGTTCTCATATTTTTATATGCAGTTATTTCGGTTGGAACAAAATCAAATCTACCTGGAGCTAGTTTAGTATAAACATTTCTAGTTACAGTTTTTTTATCACTTAAATCTAAATCACCAAACCTACCTCCTCCTCCAGGGAAGTCATCTCTAGGAGATGTTTTTGTTGAATACAATGTTTCTATGCCCGTAGGTTCCTCGATTGGTTGTATAGGTAATCGGGGTAAAATAGGTTGATTAGAAACTGGTGGTGGAGGAAAAATACCACCTATACTAGGTAAATCTTGTTGTAAGTATTGTTGCGCTAAATCAAATAAAGTGTTTGCCATTATCTTCTACCATCTGGTTGAGCATCTAGTCTAAGAGTTCCATATCTCCAAGTTTCGCCCGTTGAGTCATTTTCTATTTTAAGAGATACCAATCTTCCTCTTGCTCTAGTATCTACCTTATCAGTTGTTGTGGTAACTGTAAAGGGTCCAAGTGGAGAACTAACTGGAGTATCATCGGGAAAATCACTAACAAAAAGAGTTATTTTAGCACTTCCCTCTTGGTATTTAAAATCAGGTATAAATCTTTTAACAGACATAATAAACTCTCCATCCCCTCTATAATCAGCCACACCGGTCGCTTGGCCCAGAGCGCTACGCCTAGAGGTTATGTCATAATCCCCTGATCTGATAAAAGCAGATATTGCTGTGGTTCCTGCACTATTAACTTGGTCGTTTCCTACTTCATGAGCATAATAAATACTGGCTCCGTATGTATTAGTTATTCCTAATATATCAGGGAAAACAGGGGTTGAACTGTTTTCATAATCAGTTGCATATGGCACTTCAAATACCCCTTGATCCTGATAAGTTGTTCTATCTAAAGAAGAAGTGGTCCAACAATTTTCTGAATAATTATACGTTACACATCTATCAATTTGATCGGATCCGCTTTTTGGATAGAACCAATTAACCTCTGTATATAAATTATTTGATCCGGAGAATATAACGTCACTGGAACCAAAATTTAATCCTAGGTTAGTTCCATCGGTTGTAAAAACAAAATCCTCCACGAGAGATGGTAAAGATTTAACTGTTCCGTCATATGCAAAAAACCCTCCTTGTGTTCCCATCCAAAACACGGCTCCATTAACATAAGAGGCTGCATGTTGACCTATACACCCACAATTCGTTCCTACCTGTCTAACAGAAAAAGTAAATGGTGGACCCACAAATTGTATTACGTAGGCTGCTAAATCCGTTATTACAAAAACATAATCCTTACCTTGAAGGGCTGCTCTAATCTCATTACCTGTATCTAATCTAAAAGTACCAGCTGTATTAGTGGCGGTTGGTGCATACGTGTTTAAATCTTCTTGATTAGAAAATCTTACAAACATAGGATCTTGTGTGCTGGTATCGCCAACAGTCGTTTCCGTTCCAAAGTGAAATAAATGTCTATCTCTATCTGAAACAAGGGTAAATCTAGTGGCGGTTGGATTGTTAGTAGTTTGAAAATTTGAAGTAGATTGAGATGCTCTAATTGTTCTAGCGTTAGATGCCCCTGCATTCCATGTAAAAGTTTTTCCATTAAATATTGTAGCTACTAATACTTCACCAAAATTATCAAGACTCCAGTTTCCTGGATCTAGAACCACGTCACTAACAGATCTTTCCGTGCCCCATGTAGATGTATTCCATGTGGATGTGCCCCATCCATATCCAGCTGTCTGTATGGTTGGTCCTATAATAACATAAGGATTAACTGTTGCAGCTCCAGCAGCAGTCATTCCAGAACCTGTTTCTACACTAGCTGCTTGTACAGTAAATTTATCAATATCAGGTACAGTTAATATTTCATAAGTTTTTTGTAAATCTGAAGCTGTGTATGCACTGGCCCCTGTTACAGTTACAGCAGATAAAGTAACATATCTTCCAACAGCTAATCCATGGGATCCTTTATTAACTGTAATGACATTTGAATTATTTACAGTTGTCAAAGTACATCCAGTGATAGCTGTATCTAAAGGAGTAATATCATAAAAATCATTTCCATAATATAAAAACAAACCTTGAGATGTTCCTATGGCTGCATATTTTTCTCCAATAAAACTAGAAAAAGCAACCTGGGCTCTAGCTGCCCCCGGAAGAGTTTTAGAAGCTGCGGTTAATTGAGACCAACCTCCTATTTTTTCTGGTAGGCCATATCTAAATCTAACAAAATCACCGTCTGTCCACTGGCTCTCTGCACCTGACTCCGTATCTTGCTTATTGAATCCTGCCTTGAAATTTAATTTTTGTAGCATATAATGCCTTATATATTAGTTTTTTAGAGAATGAAAGTACCATATGATCAGCATATTTGACAAGAATAATAAACTAAACGAACATAGAAATAGTTTAGATATTACCTATCCTCGACGTATTAATATAATATTTGGTCACTATCCATACCCCGATATTTTACACAACTTAATAATAAGTGTAAAAAATAATATTAAAGAGGACATGAAAAATTATACCAATGTGCATGGAGGGATGACAGATTGGAAACATTTTATCGGTAATCCTCTCTTTGAAAATTTTTTTACATACTTAATAAATAAACATCAAACAAGTCATCCTCACATATTTGAATATTTTTTAGAAAAAAATATTGTTTTAGATTCTTGGGGTAATGAAATAAAAAAAGGAGATAGTTTAAAACCACATCATCACCCGTGTTATCATGGAATTTTATATATGACTAAAGGTTGTGATCTTATACTGCCCGAATTAAATATAAAAATTACTCCATCGCCAGGGGATTATTACATATTTCCACCACATATTATGCATGGGTTTGATGAAGTAACAGATGAAGAAACAAGATATAGTTTAATATTTAATATAGTAGAGCATCAACACTTTGAGTTTAAGAGGAGAATTAATGGAAGAAAAAACATTTAAAATTGATAATTTTATAGCGATATATGATAATTACATTACTAAAGAAGAATGTGAAAATGCCATTAAATTGTTTGAAAATGAAAATAAATTAAAACAGACATATGATAGAGAGTTAACCGAATCTACAAACAATCTAGCTAAAAAAGATAATCAATTTTTTTGTGAAAGTAAAAATGTTGATGTTTGGTGGGAAGAATTAAAACCAATGATGTTTAATTTTGATATAGCTTGGAAACATTATATTCAACATACGGCCGCAGAGGTCGCTTATGGTGATATACCTTTTCATTATACTAGTATGAAAATACAAAAAACTTTACCTGGTGAGGGGTATCATATATGGCACGTTGAACATGGACGTGGGTTTGTCATAGAACCTAGGGCATTTGTTTTTTCTATATATTTAAATGATGTAGAGAGTGGAGGAGAAACAGAATTTTTAAATCAATCAGTTAGAGTAAAACCTAAAACAGGTAGAATAGTTATTTGGCCTGCGGGTTTTCCATATGTTCACAGAGGCAATCCTCCATTAAAAGACAAAAAATATATTATAACTTCTTGGATGTTAGTAAGATGATAAGAATTATTAATGATTTTTTTAACGAAGATGAATTAAGATCAATTCAAGATTTTGCTTTAACCAAAGCTACATACACTCCTTGTTTTTTTAATGAAGCAACAGAAAAAAATAAAAAAACTCATTATGGTAACAGATTTCTTTTAAACACAAATAATGAACTTAAAAATTTTTTTATAAAACAATCTGAATTAAAATTTAAATTAAAAAATTTAAAAATTGTAGACTCTTCAAGTATTGATCAAAGAAATCTAGATCATTTTAAACCTCATGTAGACAGTGGAAACCCTGAGGTAAAAACAAATATATTAATAATGATTTATGGTCCAACCGCTGTTACTAATGGAACGGTGTTTTATACAGATGGAGAGTTAGATATTCACGTAGGATTTAAAGAAAATAGAGCTGTGTTGTTTCCTTCTGATTGGTGGCATTCACCACACGCAAGTAATGTGCCTAATCTTAGAAGATATACTGCGAGTTTATTTTGTAGTTCTTATGAAGAATAAGAAGTAGGTCTTGCACCTAATCTAGCTATTTTTTCAGAATCTGTTTCACCTTCAAGAGTATCTACGTCCCAAGTAGCTTGTAGTTCTGCTAAATGTGAGGCATCCCATTTATCTATAAACTGTTGAAAAGATATACCCTCATCTTCTAAAGAACAATGAACGCTTCCATCTCTGTGTTCTACTTCATCAGTGATAGTAGCAGCTTCTTTTTGAATAGCCCATATATTTGAAAATTCAGATTTGCTCCAAAAAGCATCATCATCTAAAATTTTATATCCAAGGCCTTCACTTGCTCCTTCATTAAAATTTTTTATGATTTTTTTGTCTTCAAATACTACTGTCCATTTTCCTAACATTTCTATCTCCTAAGTTTTTATTATATAAATAATTGTTAAATATGGTTGAAGAACTGAAGTAGCACTTCCAGTAAAAGTTGCACTCATATTGTGAGAGTGTCCACCACCGCTACCGGTGCTAGTAGAGTTGAATGAAAAATTTCCACCTCTAGTTGTTGAGGATATACCAGCTTGACCACCATTAGCTGATCCAGGTATATTAGTTGTGTGTGAGTGAGAGGCAAGTTGTGCTTCTGATAAAGTTGCGTTAGCTGTTGATCCACCAACTGTCCCTGAGGCTGCAACTGTATTCGCTCCCCCAGTAGATGCTAATGCTTTTGTTCCAGATTTACCCATTGCCACGTTATCTTGTAGATCAGGGACGTTAAAAGTAGAAGCGCCATCACCTGCTCCATAAGTTGTTGATACAATTGCGAATAATGCAGAGTAAGTAGATCTTGATACCGCTGCTCCGTTACACTCTAAGAAACCTGATGGCACTGAAGAAGAAGACCATGGTACAATAGTTGCTGTTGGAATTCCTTCGATACCAGTAAGGTTTGCTCCAGAAAAATCGTATTTTGTTGCTTCGTAATTTGACATATTATTTCTCCGTGTAAGTCCATCCTGTTGTAGCGTCTCCAGAAAAAACTAATGAAAAAGCTGCACCTTGTGTATTAACTACAAGATCCGATGCTGCATTAGCTATATTAGAAGAATTTCTACCGACAGTCAATGCGTTAGAATTAAAATCATAACCTTGGTCAACAAAAGAAACCTCATCACCAGTTGCTGGTGATGCCGGCAGGGTAATTGTGACTCCTCCACCATTTGTATTCACCAAAAGTTTTGCACCAGCTTGAACAGTTTCCGCAGCGGACACCGCTCTCCATTTTCTGTATTCGTTAGTTTTAACTACATTAGTTCCATCTGAATATAGAATGTAACAATTTCCTTCACATAAAAGAACACCTGTTCCTGATGCTGTTTTAAAAGTTAAAGTATTTCCAGCGTGGTCACAGTCATTTTGAATAATGTAAGTTTTTTCAATTGAGTCTGGTATGCTAACAGTTCTGTTAGCCGCAAGAGTTCCTGTCAATCTAATGACATCATTTTTACCATTTGATAATGCACCATTAGAAAAAGTTAAAGTTCTGTTAGCATTGGTTACGTTAAAAGTGGTAAAACCACCGATAGCTTGCTCTAATATTAATAAATTTGTATTTGTAATCTGTCCCCATGTTCCCGAGTTTTCACCGGTTGCTTGGACTGTAAGTTTTAGGTTAGCTGATGTTGAATTCGCCATATTTTAATTCCTTATACGTTCATTTTATTAAAAATAAGAGTTTCTGTCAAACTCATTATGCAGCCACCTCTCGCCATCCTGGAGGATCTATAGGCGCTGAACCTGTATCTACTTCGTTCCAGATTAAAGCATTACCATTTCCTTGGTTCATAGTCAACCCTAAACCAGTTACTGAAGCATCTACGTGAATAATAGGTGTTACACTAGCCAATTGAGCATTCATAGATATCCCTGTTACATCTACTTCTTGACTTGGAACAGCTGTAACACTAGCTAAGGAGGCAGTCATTGGAATACCTGTAGGAATATCAGTGTAATTAATAATACCTACTGCATTTCCTAAAGATGCAACCATTGCTTCACCAATGATCATTGCATCTGGAGCTGGATCTAAATTACCAAGAGTTGCTTGTGCTACATTTAAAGTGTTAAGAAAGAAATTAGCATCTCCTTTAACAGCTTCGGGTGCACTTACCGCCGCTGTCATGGCTATTCCAGTTACAGTTGCCGTAGCGAATTGACCTTCAACACCCCACGCATTAACATTCCATTGTTGTCTGCCCCAACCTGTTTGATTAAATGCTTCGATAGTTCCAAGTCCCATGGACATTGCGATGCCCGTAGCCATTGCATCAGGGCCAGCATCAGCTGTTCCTAAATTCGAAGTTAATGCAATACCAGTTGGAAATACTATTGATCGGATATCAACGTTGGTGTTAGTTCCAAGACTAGCGGTCATTAACTGACCGTTATTTGTGGATGTGGTTGCGATTACATCAATGTGAATTGCTGGATTACCTAAAGCTCCTGTTATAGGAAGACCAGTGGGAAGAACGTTACCAGCAATGTTCCAAGCAAAATCACCCCAGTTGGCTCTACCCCAACCTGCATTAATTTCACCAACAGTTGCTTCGTCCCCTAAAGTTGCAGTAAGGGCAATACCCGTAGGTATTAAAGTTGGGTTTGCTAAATCGTTCCATTGGTTTTGACCCCAAAAGCCGGTGCTCCAAGTTCCTGATGCCATAGGAGTTTACCCCCTATTTAACCAGAGATTCTTAAAATCGCTGCTGTTGAAGTTTGTGCTGGAAACTGAATTGTGAAAACTCCAGATGTAGCTGTTTTATCTCCTCCAAAATCTAGAACTGCCACCGCTGAATTTGAGAACGATGTGTTATAGATTAAAGCGCCTCTAGCCGTTAGAGTGACTCCAGTAAATGATCTATCTGCAAAGTCTACTCTTGCTACGCCAGCTGTTATTGAAGTTGCTAGGTTGACTAACTTTCCTCCACCAGAAGTATATTGCCCAGTGTTTGAAACTTGGTTTCCAGTTGTGAAAGAAGTTGTAGCTGAGTTTAGAGTCGCTGAAGAAGTATAAAGAGCTATTTTAAAAATATCACCAGAAGGTGCTGCCGTAAAATCTTGGTCACCATCTAATAATTGTTTTTTAAATGAGTTTGCAATTGCTTGTGTTATAGCCATTTGTTTTTTCTCCTATTTACCTATACGAGGAACACCACTTTGATATTCATCCCGTCTTCTTCTTCCCATTTGTTCTATTGAGAAGCCTTCTACCACTTGTTTATACTTTCCTTCGTATAATTGCAAGAGATCATTTGGCCCCTTTAAAAAACCATATGCCTCAACTAGACATGCATATAAAAGTCCGTTGGGAAAATTCAAACTTAAATATGTAGTAGGATTTGTACTAGATAATCCATCTGGTTTCAAGATATAATTTAATTGTATTGTGTAGGTTTGATCAGGTGTGGGAGCCACAACTATGGTGTCTTCATCCCAGTTGCTGTAATATTTAGGGGTTCCCTGAACTCCTAAATTGTTAAATTCTGACATAAAACTGGTATCTCTATATTGTAAAAAATCTCTATCATTAGCGACTCCAACTCCCGCAGAATCTACTATTTGAGCAGATCTAATAACAAGTAAATTTTGAGGAGTGTCTATAAATCTTTGACTGGCTACCATTTGAGCCACCACATATCTTCTATTGTTATCAGAATCCACATCTCTTAGAATTCTAAACTCCGAGTTTTCAATAAATCCATTTACAATAGTGTCAGTTAAAACTGTGCTAGTAACCTCCGTATAGTCTCTAATTTTTTGTACTAATTCTGTATATGTCATGATATTGTTACTGTTGTATCTCCTAAAGTTAAACTTGCTTCTCTTCTTCTATTTATATCAGATGGATTTTCTGGCACCATAGAATTATTACTTTGATCCTGAAAAGAAAAAGATCCAGGTAAAGTTAAATCGGCAATAATTCCTCCACCACCACCAGTTTCTAAATTAAAACGTTGAGGTCTTGCTTGCTCTAATCCTTGAGGATCTGCCACAAAAGGTTTTGGCTCTAGCTGTGGTTGTTTACGTTCGTATTCTGTAATATGAACAAATGCACCATTCCATTCTGTAACCATTTCTCTCCACGGAAATGCTTGACCACTTCTATCTGAAATTGCTAATGCGTATTTTCCTTTTGCAAATTTTGCCATTATATCTCCGGATAATAAGTTTTAGGTGAAATGTAAACACTCGCAGGTGAACCATCCTCTGCTAACGCTCTTTGTATTTCATCCTCATAAATTAATTTCATCTCTTGAGTTCTTTGTGGTGCTTTTTTCATAGCCATGTAATACGCTAAACCTGCACACATACATGGTACAAATCTATTAACAACATCAGCTTCATTTGTATACTTACCTGCGTCTTGAATTCTTTTGACATAGTAGAAGTATAAATACTCACCTGCTTGTGTATTACCAGGGGTTAGATATAAAGTTACTGTAACTTTATCTATAAATCTTTGAACAAAATATTGAGATGGCTGACCAGTAGAAGTTTTATTTGAAAAAGCTTGATACTGAGATCTATTAATTTTTGAAAGTGGTGTGTCTACGTCACTTGAATTTCTGTAACTAGCTTCAAGAATATCTGAAACCATGTCTACAAAATTAGTTACAGCATCACCAGATGCATGAGACGCAGCGGTTGTACCGTCAGCTCCTCGATCAGAAGCTGAACATAAAATATTATTACCTGAAATTGAAGTATATGTTATTACTTCAGAATTAATTCTTATCTTACCAGTGGCATTCATATTTTTAGTTGATGCTACTGGAATTGTAGTGGCTGAATCTGTAATCCCTGACGATAAAGTGGTGGTTATACCGTTTGCATTACCATCGGATGGAGATCTAAATATTGTGTACTCATTTTGATTTTCTACTAAACTAATTGCAGTTCTTGCTACTTCCCAAAAATGTAAACCTCTGTTGTCCCATTCTTGAAACATTATATTTAAAGAACGTCTTGCAGATCTTAAATCATTTCCTGAATAATCAAAAAATCCTAATCTTTCAAAAGCTTCAGTAATAATATCATCTATCGAGAGAAATTTCTCGAATGTACTTGTGCCTGAAAAAGCCACTTTGCCTCCTAGTTATAAAATACAGAGCAAACTGTTACGTGTTCAGTAGTAAAAGCAACTGTTAAATTTGTTTCAAACAAAATAGGTCCAGGGAAATTAATTACAATTGGACTACCTGCAGATGCAGTTCCACTTGTTTTATATTTAAATTTTACTGTCCCTGCGGCTCCGCCATCTTTCAAGTGAAAATCCCCTGAGGCAGCAGTTGTGTTTAACACAACTCCTAAGGCTCTTGTTCTTCCAGTTTTTACAACTTTGTTTTCAGTGGTAACATTAGCGTTAGAAATGTCACCAGTGCTTCCAAATGTTTGCATATTCTTCTCCTTAATTCTTAGGGGACTCTTCTAAACAAGTCGAGTCCCCGTTAATTATTTATTAGATATTACCAATAAGTTCAGAAGCATTTCTGTTCTGAGTTGCACTAATGTAGTCTACCTTTGTTACTCTCTGTCCAGAAGCAGAGGCTGATACTGAAGCTGCAAACATTTGCATATCATCAGTATTGATATTTGATGTAACAGTCGCTGCTAAAACTCTGTTAACAAAAAACTCAACTTTTCCAGCTTTATCTACTCTAAACCCTACAGTGTCATAAGCACTATCAGTAATAGTGTATGCAGTGTATTGAACTTGGTTAGTTCCATCCGCATTTTTAGTTACAAATCTGTAAAACTGTTCACCGTTATTAGACTCAATAGAGATTCTGTTAGCAGATCTCCATCCAGAAGTTCCAGTAAAAGTTTCAACTAATCCAGTACCATAGTCAGTAGCGTTAGCATCATTGTTTTGAATTCTCGCTTCGTACCAAATAATTGTACCTGGGTTAGTAACTGCGTTAGAACTGTCTCTAGTTTCTGCAACAGCTTGAAAACTATTTTGAGTTTTTACTAAAGCCAGACCGTTGTTGTCCGTAGTGTTAGCAGATGTTAGAGTTACTGCTCCACCTACTTCATTAGATATACCAGCTGATGCACCAGCATCTGTAATAGATGTTGACCATTCTGCTGAAGGTAAAGTGTTATAAATAAAATCGTCTTTATAACATATATAGTTAGGATTGTTGTCTACTGGTAAATCCTTAAACCATTTAGTGTTATTAGCTAATCCAGCAAACATTATTGGATTTCTAAAGTGTGTTCCTGCCATGATTGTATCCTCCTAGTTAAGATATATAGTCTCTAGGCCGTCGACTATACTCGTCTATATATCATTATTAATTGTATAGTAATTAATTTATATACTAGTTTTTAGTGGAGCGCAAGAGGGCCTGTAATGTGGATCGGAATTTTCCAACGATGTAGCTTTTTGTTTAAGTTGCTACGGAAACTTGTGGAGCTACTGCCTCAATTTTATTTTGCAAATGCTCTTTTTTAGCCTCTGCCATTTTAATATCGGTAAGAACGTTTTTAACTTCTCTATCGATCTTTACCATATTAAGGGTATATCTACCCTCCTTGAGATGTTCCTGCTCCCACTGAAGATCTAGACCTCTTTTCTTCTTGTAAAGGTCCTGTAGATGTTGCATCATCTCCTCCATTTATAACCTCCTCATAGGTTATTCTTTTAATCTTGGGATTCATCATTTCTCCAAGATATTCCCATTTTATATCTTTTTTTCCTAGTTTGTCAACTATGGCATTTTCGATATCCAAAGGGCCGTCTAAAGAAGTTATAACAAAATCAGCACGATACTGATATGCATAAATTTGTATTCTGAATTGTTTGGGGTGCATTTTTTCTTTCTATTCTTAAAATAAGGCGGGATTGTGTCCCGCCTTAAATTTTTAAGTATTACGCACCTTCGACGCCAAAGATACCTCTGTAGTCAGAGACACCAAATCTGTATCTCTCTCTAGCTTTGTATCTAACGTTTCCAGTATCAAAGTCACCTTCCATCGCTGTTCTGATAGGTGTTCTCTCGAAATACTTCATACCGTTTGGTACATCAGTGATTAGATAAAACGCATCTGGATCAGTTAAGAAATTGTTCACTCTGTATCCTTGAGGAACCATTCCCATAGAAACGATTGCGTTGATATCATTGTCAGCTGTTGAAGTTCTACCTTGAGATTTCATTAATCTCTCAGCATTAAACTGATTCTCCGAAGGAACAATCATTTTAACTCCTCTTGCTGCAATTTTCAAACCTCTTTCATCTGTCAGTTTAGCAATGTCAATAAGAGATTGCTCTAATGAAGTTTCATTAAGGTCCGCCTGTGTAGTCAACGTATTTGAAACAGTTCCCGCTATTGTTGGGTGGTTTGTTGCAAACAATGCAGAACCATCACCTGATGTGAAAGTTCCAATTGAAGGTAAACCATTTAATAATGGGTCAACTGCTTTTATTTGTTTAGTATTTGCCATGGATCTAGCTAATGCTTTTGTATATCTAGACGCAAGTCTGTCATACAAGTTATCCTCGATCGCTTCTTC